CCTTATAGCGGCAATACCATAGACATGTCTAACGATATTGTCACCTACAATGATATCGATTTCTGTAAGTGCGGAATTTATCACATCTGGTATTACTACCTCAATGGCTCTTGCGTTCTGAATACTGTTACGAGGACGGTGAAGGTTGTAGGTAAGTGTGGGCAGAAGGATGGAACACTTGTTCCTGGCAAACGCATCCGCATCACCGATTATCAGATAAAGACTGAAGTTGATAAGGGACTGATGCCAGGTAGCAGCGGAGACCCTCTGATAGATGAGTGCGTTCGTGAAACCGAGTCGTTTGACAAGCAGTACAGATTTGATGTCGAAGATGTTGTTCAGGGAGATTGCATCCAAGACGCTATCTATCCAAACTGCAATGAAGGTGCTCTATGCGACCACGAGTATGCGGCTTTCTCGAAGGGAGAAGACGATAAGTACAACAGCAACAACGGTACTGGTTTCAGTATGGTGTTCTGGCAGGCGAGCATGGATGATGACCGTGTTGACTACTGGACTATGTACGCCCTAGTTGGCCGCACAGCGAAGAACCCTAAGGAGTATGTGGCTTACCGTTTGCAACAGGTTGGTGCAGCTACCGTTGAAATGGTTGATGTGACCGATTGGTTTGAACAGATGCCTGTCTCCTACGATGATGGTGAGAACGCTTATTTCAGGCCCGTTCCTATAACTGGTGCAAGCTTGTCTGCTGGAACTATAACATTCGATGTTCCAACAGATGGTTTTGTTGACAATGTTCAAGTAGGTGATGTTCTCAACGTATCGAACGGAAAAGCAATGGAAACAAAGATGCGGGCACGAGTTTCCCGTGTGTATGAAGGAGTTGCGACAGCGGACATTTCGCTTCCACCTGGATTTAATCCGTCTGACTACTATGTGGAAATTTACAGGCATCAGATGGTTGGTTACGGTATTGAGATTAGTGACCCGTCTTGGGAGTTCAGTGGCAATGCTGACTATCAGTTGACGATGAAATACCCAGAGAGCAAGGATTACGAAGATTATGTACTGACTATTCCAACCGAGGTCGCCCTTCAATATAAAATCAATGAGAATACTACGTATTATGCGTATACAACTCGTGGAAATATCCGACCGATAGCATTTAAACTGACAGTAACGAAAGAGGAAGGCGGATATATAACATATGATGCTACCTTGAACCATCCTGTACCGACGTACGAGGTGATAACTCGCCGTGTCGATAACGGAGAATTGGTTGAGGAGGCAAAGCAAATACCTTATCCAATCCGAGTTACTTTTGGTAATGCCCTCACATGGAGAACAATCGGCGAGAGTTGGTCAATCAAGTCGAACTCGACTAAAATAAGGATACCGAAATCTTACGATTTCAGGTTCTACAATACGCCAATCTCCGTTCAGGAGTTTGTCGATTTGTACAATGCGATGAAGCCGCAGTGTGTCTACCCTGTCGATGGCGAGCTTATCCTTGCGGACGATGATGACAAGCCTGATAAAACAGACTATTGGATTAAGGACCTTGCCGACATGGATGGCTACCCGTCCGTAATCTTGTTAGACTCAATCTCCTATGGGTCTGTTGTAGACAATGAGCCAGACCCAGAAGGTAGCTCGACTAAGTATGTCGCCGTAGCGACAGACGGCTATTTAAATCCTTCCTACGAGGATTGACCTTCGTTTTGTAAACTAAATTTTACCTATATCTTTTTTTCACAGTCCCCCTTGACAAGGGGGATTTATTAAGCTATATTCTGATAGTCTGGGGGCAAACTGTCTCCGACTAAACATTAAAAAAGGAACTTAGATGTACAAATCCTACAATAACGGCAACTACTTCAAGCGTAGGGATGCCCGTGATTTCAACGAAACGAAAACGTTCGACCGCAATGCCTCCATCCGATTGAAGAAGGATGATGGCTCTATCGAGCAGATGACCTATGGACAGGCTGAAAAGCTGGCACAAGACCAGGGTCTGGATGTCGTTGTCGTGAACGAAAAGGCGGCAATCTTCAAGATTGGTGACCGTAAGAAGGAAGAGTACCTTAAAAAGAAGGCTCAGAAGGAACAGGACAAGAAGAACCGTGAAAACGCTCGCCGTTCCGAAGAAAAGACTATCACCTTTGGTCCGAACATTGGCGAAAACGATTTCAACACGAAGATGAACAAGGCTGCCGAGTTCATCGAAGAAGGTCATCCTGTCAAGATTATCGTTCAGTTCCGTGGGCGTGAGATTTCCCACAAGGATACAGCAATGTCCACTCTGAAGCCCATGATTGTTGAAAAGATGACTGCCGCCAACGCTGTGTGCAGCAAGGAACTTCCCATTACCGACCAGAACCATGCCCGTGACTGGATGTTCTTCTATGTGAAGAGCAAGGCTCAGGCCAAGGAGGCCGTATGAGCATGAAAGAATGGATGCGCCTAGCTAAAAACAAGGCGCATATCGCTATTATTGGCTTGAAGATGGCCGGTCTCGGGTTCGTACTCGGTATCACCATCATGAATATCGTTCGTAAGTTTAAGAAGGAACAAGATTAATGCGGAAGCAACTGATGAAACGGTCAGAGGAGCCTGTGGATGAAAGCCATCCGCCGTTATCTGATTCCTTGAAGAAACTTAACGATATCACACAGAATATCGAACAGGTTGACTTTTGGATGGAGGAATTCCCATCCAAGACGAAGGATAAAATTCTGTATGTTGCAAAGCGTGTTGGAAAAATCTTTCTCGACCCGACTATTGCTGTAAGTTTAATTGAATTTGCCTGCTCTGGATACACGAAGAAGGAAATACGGAACAGCGTTGCCCTTAGCTCAATCGATGCTGTTCGCAACGTATTGATGGCTAAGAAGTTCGGAGACATGATAGTGGACAAAATCAATGTCATAAAGGTGACCCAGACATCCCAAATTATTGACACTATTGAGGAACTGTATCCTAACCTGAAAAAATACAAGTACGATATAAAATACCCATTTGCTATACCGTTCTTCCCACAAACTTACATGTGGTTACTCGGCAAATCCTACTGGACAAAGAAACCAATCAATGTATTCATACGTCAGTTAGGAAAGAATGTTACAATAAAGGTTGTAGATACCAATATATTGTTCAATGGCACCAATGGGATTGGTGAGCTTGCTGCCATGGACTCTCGTGGTGAACTTGTTCGCTACAATGACGATGTTCATGAGAAATTCTTCTACGCTTTGTTCGAACTTGATATCGACGACGATTCATTTCGATTGATGGCAGCATATTCTATTAACCAATTGGAACAAAACGCCAAAGACAATATTATGCTCCATCTTGACTTTTCTTATGGTTCAGCCGCCAAAGGAAAAAACAGTGCACATAAAAGACGGTTTTATGGAGAACAATGCGGAGCCAAGTCTGGCATGACGCTTAGCCAACTTATCGGCGCTGCTTTTCTTCAACAAAGTTTGGCGGAATATAGGTTTATGGCCGACGAACACGCTGAACCTGCAGAACAGAGGGCTAATGAAGGTTTCGTACATGGATTTGAGGCTCTTGTTCTTAATGACGGCAATGGCGCTCGTGCATACACTTCTTTTATCGTCACTGCAATACCGTATGTAAAATATGCGGATTCCTTATCGTCTGAAACGAATGACGGCAAACTGGTTATGGACGGAGTAAGGTATATTCTGGAACACGGTGGCCATCGTGGTTATGCCTTTGTAGGAAAGCCAGGTAGCGGCAAAACGACATTGATGAACCGTATCGTGCAGGAATTTTCCGATAAGGCGAATTTTGTCGTATTGGGAAAGGATGATGTGGGTGCGATGAATCCGTATTCTGTATCTGGATTGTGTGCACTATTGGGAAATGTGATAATCTTAGTTGATGATATCGATTCCGTGGACTTTGAGGTCAAGAACAACAACGTCGATGTATTGATTCGGTTGTTTAGCGACCTGAACACGCTTGATTGTAACTATGTGTTTATCTGCACAGCGAATAATGCTTCGAAAATAAATAAGTGCCTTATCGGTCGTGCAGACAGAATCGACGAAGTGGTAAACTTCGACGGCGTTACCTCGGAAGAGGCCAAGAAGTTCTTTGAAGATAAGTTCTCGGGGCAGGATTTCAGCCAATCGTGTGAGCGGCTATTCCAGCAGATTCAAGATGAAGGCATGACTTACTCGGACCTTGGTAACCTCGTTCAGCTGGTTACAATCTATTTCGATGGAAAGGTGACGTGTGATTCTCTTTCCTTCGCAATTAAACGGGTTGTTGATACGAAGAAACTATCCAACAGTGCGGATACGGTTTGATGCGGTAGGTGTAAAACAGAAAAAAGAAAAGAGGAAATAATGGAAGCTAATGTATATGTTCGGAAAGGTTCTCCGTGGATTTGTGCGGTGTGTCCCAAATGCGGTCACGCTGTATACCCATCTGAAAATTACTGCAAGGAATGTGGTACAAAGCTGGAGTTCAATGATTTCCTCAAAGTAAGTCACACTCGTGGACCTATTCTTAGGAGCCATGAATGGGTAAGATACATTCCTAACAAAATGGAGAATCTAAAGAATTTCTTGTATGAATTGAAGAAGCTTGAACAGGCGCATCAAATTGAAGATACCAGCATGGTTAAAATCATGCGTGATGCCTATTACAAGACGTGTGCTGACGAGTTGTTTAAACTGGAGGGGCCAAATGAAGTTGTATCTAAATAACGGAACAATGATTGAATGCACAGTAGATGAATTCGAAGAACTCTACGCAAGGGGATACCTTGGCGAAAACGGGATGCAGAAAGCGCTTGACGATTTCATGAAAGGTGTTCCAGGAAATCCTATCCCGCAAACGCCAATCAAGTTTCCCCAAAATACGGAAATAATGCTGTATGGTTGCGGCTTTCCGTCACCTCTCGCTGACCAACCACACGTTTACAGTTCTGGAACGCAAGGTATTGATGCAACTTCTCCAACGGACAAGAGTGACAAATGACCATAACGACCGTAGCAGACTTGGTTGAACGGCTTCAAAAGATGCCGCAAGACTTGCCCGTAGTTGATATGGGGAAGATGCCGTTTGAAGATGTGTTCGAAGACATCAAGTATTACGACGATGGGCGAGAAGAGAAAGTCGTTGTCGTGTACTAATAGGAGAATATCTAATGCCGCAAAATGTTCCTGAACGACCGAAGATGGAAATTGTCATCGACAATGGAATTTTTGACCCAATCGTACAGCTATTGGTAAAGCTTGGCCTGTGCCATCAAAAGGAACGCATTCAGGCGGAAAATCCAGACGCCAATGTACGATACCTTTGGGAATCCCACAAATAAGAAGAAAGCTCCGTTTGAACGGAGCTTTTTCTTTACCATCCCCCGAGCAATTTCTCGCAAGGTTGATAGGACGGGGACTCGGTAACGTTGTCCACGCACTCTGGAACTTCGGGAGGCCTGAACAGGACATCCTTTTTGAGCTCGTCCACAGTTGCGTTGACCGCGAAGGGGTATTCCGCTTGGGTTGTCGGCTTTGCCGCATCCGCTCCTGATTCCAGTTCTCCCTTCTCGTATGTAGTCTTTCCGAGGAGGTTGTTGATGAAGTTCTCCTGTTCGGGCTTCTTCAAAACGTCGTCCGATACCTTCTGTCCAGAATCCACTGCCGTATCCACGAAAACCTTCCACCAGTACTTTCTTTGCTTGTACTCGAATTCAGGCTGCTCGTCGGAAATCTTGGTTACCTGATACAAGATGTTGTTGAACTCGAACTTGAGCATATCGCCAGCCTTGGGAAAAATCTGCTGTGCGGTATAACCATAGTAACGGAAGTCTTCATAGCCACGCTGATACCAGATTGGATTGTGCTCGGTCGGGGCGCATGCTGGCTTGATGCCATGTTCTCTCAGCGACTGGTAGTTGCATTCGAGGAAGTAGGTCATCAGGAATTGCAGTTCCATCTTGCCGTCGAACTGGATGCCGTACCTGTCGTACAGCTCCTTCTGCGGCTGGAAACCGATTAGCACCTGGAAGTCGAACTCCCTGTCAACGGTACGCAAGTTGTCCTCGTGGAACAGTGAGTTGCTGTCCACGTCCATAGTCACGGTGTAATACTTGATGAATACACCCTGACGCTTGACAAAGTCGGAAGACATCCTGTCGTAACGCTCTTGGTCAAGGAATGCGTTGTGCCTGCGGTAATGGAACCTCACACCGAGGTTCCTGTCACGAGACATGACTGGGTTGTTAATCTGTGCCTTTTCTGAACGTTCGACGTAGGCACCAAGTCTGTCGTTCCACAGATGTTCGGAAACGTGGGTAAGAACCGAGAAGTTTTTCCTCTCCTCGTTC